ATGAAAAGGAAAGAGGAACTTTATCCTATTCCCGAAGATCGCTATAGTAAGGCATGTGGGGGTGCTGGAGGATTTGATGATTTTGTAGAACGTTGGCACGAGTGAATAAATAATACTAGCCTCGGTTTATCATCTAATGCCATCATTTCAGACGTTTAAAGATTTAAGCGTCACGTTTAAAAAGCATCCTGTTACTGACGATCTAATCGTAATAAAAGATAATGCTGCAATTGCCCAAGCAGTGCAGAGTTTGCTTTTTACTCGTATTGGTGAGCGTGTGTTTCAACCAAATCTTGGTTCACGTCTTTTGGATTTATTATTTGAACCTTTAGATTCTGCAACAGCTGCTCTAATTTCTCTAGAGATTAAAAAAGTGCTTACTCAATATGAACCAAGAATTTCTGTTCAAACTGTAGTTGCATTTCCAGATTCTGATGAAAATGGATTTCAAGTTGAACTCTCTTATATTATTGTTGGTAGAAATGATGAACCTGTGGCAGTAGAATTTTTCCTAGAGAGTACTCGATAAATGCCTTACACACAGGTTGCCAATTTAGACTTTGAAGATATTAAGATTGCTCTAAAGGAATACCTAAGAGCACAGACAGATTTTACTGATTATGATTTTGAAGGTTCTGTTCTAAGTAACCTAATTGATGTTCTTGCGTATAACACATATTATACAGCATTCAATACCAACATGGTTGTTAATGAGTTATTCATCGACAGCGCAACTCTACGTGATAATGTTGTAGCGATTGCTAAGCAGCTTGGATACACACCAAAGTCAATTACCTCTCCAACTGCATATGTAAACTTTACAGTAAATTACACAAATCCAACATTAGATACTGAGCTGATCCTAAAGAAGGGAACAGGATTTATCAGTTCATATGAAAATGTTCTTTACTCATACATCACTCCAGTTGATATTAAAGCACAAGTTGCAAATCAGACTGCAGTATTTCAAAATGTAAAGTTAAGAGAAGGAAGTTTTGTTACAAATAATTTTACAGTTAACTCTCTCAAATCTCAAAGATTCATTCTTGATAATGAATCAATTGATACAAATACAATTCAGGTCAGAGTTTATCCTGGCGGTGGATCATTTAATGAACCATATCTAAGATCTGATAATATCTTGAATGTTGATGGTAAAGCAAAAATTTTCTTTCTGAATGAAATTGAAGATGAGAGATATGAGTTGACCTTTGGTGATGGTGTATTAGGTAGAAAGTTAGAGAACAATACTCGTATCGAAGTAACGTACCTAGTTACTTCTGGTCCTTCGTCTAATGGTGTGAGTGCTTTTGTTTTTTCAGGACTATTGGAGACGCCCACAGGCACCTCTCCTAATGCTTTTGATATTACAATCAATAGTACAATTGCAGCATCTGGCGGTGAAGAAATCGAGACGGTGGATAAAATCAAGTATAATGCTCCCCTATCATTTGGTGCTCAAGATAGAGCGGTAACACAAGGAGATTATGCTGCAATTATTCGTAGAATTTATCCAGCAGTAAGTGATATTATTACATTTGGTGGAGAGGATCAAAACCCACCGATGTATGGAAAAGTTTTTATTGCCGTCAAACCCAAAGACGCATCGTATCTTACTGCAGTAACAAAAAAAGAAATTGTTACAGAAATTAAAAAATATTCTATAGCTTCAGTTGAACCTGTATTGATTGACCCGTCAATTCTTTTTATTGAATTGACAAGTAAAATTTTCTATAACGGAAGTAAGACAAATAAAACTCCCGCACAAATAAGTTCACAAGTGATTGGAGCATTTCAACAATATATCAATTCATCTGGCACAGAAAAGTTTAATGGTACATTTAGATATAGTAAAGCAGTTGGTGTAATAGATGATGCTGATAAAACTATCAACTCTAATTTAACAGAAGTCATGATGAGGAAAGATTTTTATCCTCAACTCAATTCATCTTTCTATTATGAAATTTGTTTTCAAAATGCTTTTGATAAAGACTGTGATGATCCAGCACTTTCTACAACTGGATTTAGAGTCACCGAATATCCTTTATTTGATGTCTTCCTTGAAGATAGGGATGGCAAAATTGTTCTATATAGAATAGATGCAATAACTGGCGATAAAGTTGTCCTAGACAAGGAAATTGGTGATATAGATTATGAAGAAGGCGAACTAAAAATGTACAATTTGACTATCATAAAAGGTAGTTTCTTTGATAATAGAATTTCAGTTAGAGTCAAACCTGCTTCAAATGATATCAAGGTAAGTCGTGAGGTTTACCTTGATGTAGATGTAGCAAATAGTAGTTTTATTGCGTACAAAGAGTAATTAAATGGCAGTCAAGACTAAGAAAATTTCAACTCTTATTGAGTCTCAGCTTCCTAGTTTTATTAGTTCTGAGTATGAACTTTTTACTAAGTTCGTACAAAAATATTATGAGCAGCAAGAATCTCAGGGTCAACCCCTTGATATTGCCTTAAATTTAGATAAGTACGCAAGTATTGATTTTTACGAAAAAAATCTTCTACAACAATCTACAACACTTGTCAATTCTGTTAGTGCATCTGATACAAGTATTTTATTAGATAATGCAGATGGATTTCCAGAAAAGAATGGATATCTACAAATTGATGATGAAATTATTTTTTATGCCGAAAGAACTGGAAATCTTCTAACTGATTGTTCTAGAGGTATTAGTGGAAATACTCAGCTAGGTGATATTTACGAAAAAAGCGTTTTTATATCTACAGATTCTGCTACACACTTGTCAGGAAGTATTGTTTCAAATATTAGCAATCTATTCCTGTATGGTTTAATCAAGAGTTTTGAATCACAATACCTTGGTGCTTTTCCAGAAAAATACTTAAAAGGAGAAGTTGATAAAAGAACTCTAATCAAAAATATTAAAAAGTTCTATAAATCAAAAGGCACAGATTCAAGTATCAGATTTATTTTTAATACTCTGGTATCAGAAGAAAAACCAACTGTATATAAACCAAGAGATTTTACTTACAAAACTTCAGAATCTGACTGGATCAGCATTTATGCTTTAAAAGTTAAAGTCATATCTGGAAACCCGAAGCTTCTAATTGGTGAACCAATTGTTCAACTTCCAACCGAAGAATATGGTTATGCTTCAGCTACTGTTGATAATGTATTTGTTGATGGCACAAGTGATGGAGAACAGATTTGGAATATTGTTCTTGCTCCAGAAACAGTAAATGGTTTATTTTCAGTATCAACAAAAACAAGATTAGAAAAAGATTTACAATCTTCTAGTGGTGCAAATAAAAGAGTAAACGTATTTTCAACATTAGGTTGGAATCCAATTGGAGAAATTTTAATCAATAATGAAGTTATTAAATTTTCCAGTAAAACTGCCACTCAATTTATTATTGAAAGCAGAGGTTCAACACCAGTATTTCACCCAAAAGATGCTACCGTTTATAAACCAGTAATCTTAGAAGGATCAGGAATAAAATTACTGAGTTTAGGAATTGTATATAATTTAATTCCTCAAGATACTCAACCATACTCTTTTATTGGTGATGAAATTCAAATTTCAAATCCAGGGTTTGAAACAACAGATCCAAAAATTGTTAAGTCTGGTACAAATCAAGTAAGATGGATTTTGAATCAGGGATCTTCAGTTAATATTCCTACAATTCCTTCTATACAAAATTCTTTGAGTGAAGTTGCAACTGATGTTGCTGCAATTTTTGAAGACGATCAATATTACTATATTGCAAGTTCTAGTTACCCATCCTATAAAATTTTAGATGGTTCTATTGTAAATGAAGAACTACTTGATCAAAAACAACTTCGTATTCTTAGAAAAAATTCGACAAGAACTACTGAGGTCTATAAAACTCCAAAAAGAGATGTTGGCATCTTATTGAATGGTGTTCCTATCTTCGGGTATAAAGATGAAGAAAGTATTAGATTTGGTATTCTAGAAGAAATTAAGGTAGATACCCAAGGAACTGGATATGAAAAACCTCCATTTGTTCTTTTAGATGGTGTACCAAATCAAGCTAAATCAGTTTT